AAAGGTTTTTATTATCGAAGATAATAAAAACTGACACTCAAAATGTATAATAAGTTATATAACTAAATATGATATTCAGAAGGACAGATACAGCAAACAAAAAATTTCACTTATTAAGAACCGGATTCAGGATCGATACCTGACGGCAGGCGTCAATATAAAAATGGGTCGCGGAGCGCCCATTGGACGTGGTTATGGAACTAGGTTAACTGCAAAAAAAAGCCTGTCCTGGAATTATCATTATAACTAAATTTAAAAATCTTCTGACATTGCAAAAGAAGTTTCTTCCTCTGTTTTTCCTACACCTGATTTCTTATATTCACCAACTCTTACTTCAAAAAAATTGCTCTTTGGTCTAAGTGAAATCAGTTCCATAAAATCAAATGGATTTTCTGTTTTCCAAATTTTTTCATAACCCAACTGTGTTATTAATCTATCTGCAACAAACTCAATATATTGTGACATTAATTCACTATTCATTCCAATCAAATTGCATGGGATTGAATCAATTATAAACTCTTTTTCTATTTTAACCGCATCTTTGAACATTTCATTAATAATTTCTTGTGATAATTTATTTTGTATCATTGAATATAATAATACTGCAAAATCTGTATGCATTCCTTCATCTCTACTTATAAGTTCATTGCTAAATGTTAACCCTGGCATTAATCCTCTTTTTTTTAACCAATAAATAGAACAAAATGAACCCGAAAAGAATATACCCTCAACAATAGCAAATGCAATTAAACGCATTGCAAAATTACTATTTTTATCATCAATCCATTTAATAGCCCATTCTGCCTTCTTTTTAATACACGGTATCGTTTCAATTGCATTAAATAATTTAGTCTTTTTACTTGAATCATCAATATAAGTATCAATTAAAAGACTGTACATTTCACTATGAACATTTTCAATAAACATCTGATATGAATAAAATGCACGTACCTCTGGAATTTCAATATCATTCATAAATCTCTTCCCAAGATTTTCAATAACAATTCCATCACTTCCTGCAAAAAATGCCAATACATTCTCTATAAAATGTCTCTCATTATCTGATAATTTCTCCCAATCATTTTTATCTTTTGTTAATTGTACTTCTTCTGGTGTCCAAAAAGTTGAAACTGCATCTTTATAGGCTTTCCAAATACGGTCATGTTTAATTGGGAAAATAACAAATCTGTTATTTTGTGTTTTTAATAAAGGTTCACTCATTATTATTATTATAATTTGAAATCTTTATATAAAAAATGAATTAAATTCGCATTATAAATTAAAAATGAAAATACTATTTAATAATATGAAATTATAATAATATAAATGACCGAATTAGATTTTTATCAACTTTTTCAAATTTTGAAAAAAGAAACAGAGTTTATTAAACATCAAATGTTATTTAATTTGATTTCAGATTATATATTCACTGCACACCAAATCAAACAAATACAAACAATATTCCCAGATAAAGAGTACAATATCACATTTGAATATTTATATTCAAACAAAAAATGATTTCTAATATGGATACTTATATAGATTATTATAATAATAATGAATAAATTTAATATTAATACATATAAACACGCAGAAGGATATTCTGCTGACATAGAATGGACTGGTTCTGACCTCTCCACGAGAATTACAACAGCACAACACATAGTTTTCCTATTAGATAGCAGTTACAGTATGACTGAACAGCTTTCTCATATAGATTTACTCCCACCCAATGCCCCACAGAGGAAACATGCATGGTTAGATTATGATGATGATGGGGAGTTGGAAGGAAATGTATTCAATGCGACTATGTTGCCTTCACCAAAGCGTTTAAAGGTAACGCATAATAAAACACCACAAATTCAACAAGCAATGATGCCACCAATGAGTTTGCGTCAAGTTAGTTGTTCAACAACAGTTTCAATAACTAATCATGCATATGTTGATTCGGATAAATACTCGCAAAATAGCAAGTACAATATGCTATGTAAATGTATGAAAAAAGCACTTACATTAGTCAAGACATTGTCTGATAACGGTTCGGATATTACCGTGACTATTATCAACTATTCAAGTACGGCAACAGTAAGAGTAGAGAATTCTCCTGTAACAGAAGAAATCATCTCAAAAATTGATATGTGGTTGAAACCAACACAGTCTACTAATTTTGGAGATGCTTTGTTAAAAGCACGAGAAATTGCTGGAAAATACACTGACAGAAAGACAAGTACTGTTTTGGTGTCAGATGGTTACAATACCACTGGTTACAGTGATGATAAAATTAAAGCAGAGTTTTTTAACTCAGTAGACCTTTCTATTGGAATCGGAAATGCATCTGATTACAACGAGGAATTAATGGATGCAATTGGAAAGAATTTCAGAGGTACGCCGGATGAGCATATTTTCAGAGATTCTTTTGCATCATTTGTATTTGGATCAACGACATGCGTTGCAAGAAACATTAAAGTTACTATTTCAACGCCATTTATTACCCCAGTTAGCGGGGATAAAACTGGATTTGAGGTGGATGATTTTCATTCTCATAGACATCTTCCTTTCTTTGTAAAGGGTGACACAGAAGTTGTTATTATATATACACTTGTGGAAGATGAACAAGAGAGAATAGAGAAATTTGTCCTTTCATCTGATGTTGCAAAGAACAATGATACGAGTGCAATGGAAATCTATTTGTACTGTGATATTGCACGAAAAGTTTCTGATGGCCTTAATAATAAGGTAGAAATTAAGAAATTCGTCAAAATAATGGATACATTTTTAGACGAGCATAAACAAGTAGATGGTGGTTCGGGAATTAGAGGCCTTTTAATTGCTCTTAAAAACAATTTAAAAAGGGCAATTACCGAGGTAGATGTTCCCACTTTTGAAGGACTTATGAGGAATACCAGTTCGCAAACAAAACAATCACAATTCGATTCTGTTGCAAGAGAAGTGTCAAATGATATTGTTATATCATTAACACAGGCAACTGTTGAATAGAATTAAAACATACTCCATTTTTTGTGATTGAATGGTGAAATATCATCAGTACCAAGTTTATGTGAAGCATTATAATTAACTTCTCTCTCACAGAAGTCTTTCTTTTTACATCTTGGTTTCTTTTGAACAGCCGCTTTACCTTTTGGTTTAACTCCATAACAATTTACTCCAAATTTAAGTTTGGGGTTTGAAAAGAAACCGCCATTTACACCTGGCATACCACATGAATATTTATTTTTCTTACCTTGTCGTTGTAGTTTATCCCATGTACATTTTTGTGTTGGATAATATGCCGATTGTCCCTCGGACCATCCATACGAACACCAATCCCCTCCTTTATTGTATGTTTCAATTACTTCTGCCTTTGTTGCCAATCTCCCCCCATAACTTGCACATTTGCATTTTGCTTGATTATATGTAAAATCTTGATTACCAATATGAAATACTTCTTTATCGTTTTCAAGTTCTCGTTCAACATATGGTAAACTATCTGTTTTACTTTCTTTGATTATACATGGTTTTAATGAAAAAGAGCTCAAATAATCGACTAAATTCTTTTTTTGATAACATTCAGACGTATAATAATAAATAATATTTGCTGCCAATAAAAGTAAAACAACAACAATTAAAATACTAATTGCTTTTAATAGAATATTTGAAATATTTACTGACGAAGAGTTTATTCTTTTCGAATTTCCTGTTCTTATTAACCCATTAAATTTTTTTGTATTACGCGAATTCATATATATAAAATATATATATATTTTATTTGTATTTTATTTATAATCTTTATTTACACTCTTTTGTAAATAAGAACATATGCGTGTTCTGTTACCAACTTATCTGGTTGAACTTCTGTTACCCTAGTATCATTATGATCATACCACTTTCCATCTGTATTTTTACAAAATGCATGATAATGTCCACCTCCTGTTCCACCTCCGTGATTTGATATACTTAAAAGATTGTATCTAAGTTCAGTATTACAATATCCAGAAATCATTGATGTCATATCAAGACCTTCAATTGGAAAATCAATAAGCGTTGCATTTTTTCTATTTGCAGACGTGAATCTTTTGAAAGATATAATAAAATAATTGGGAGGTCTCCATATACTAAGTGTTTTTGTACTTGTACCCTTTGTATCACATTTTTCACATAATCTTTCAATTGTGTTTTCTGTTTCACTGTATTTATTCATACAATCATATATTGTCACTGGTTTAAGTTTATCTTCTACAATTGGAATTGGGAGTTCCATTGAACAGAATGGTTCAAACTTATGGTCAGTTGTATTACATTTTTTACAATGTAATACTGTATGATCCTGTCCAAAAAATAATTCTACTACTTTTGAGTACTCTTTTGAATAAAATTTCTTCCATTCATCAATAGAAGAAACTTCTAATTTATCCTTGTTATTTTTAACAGTACCTGACGTCTCAATTGTGACAGAATAAGATAATGCATTATGTAACATATCTAATATAGACATTAAGACCTCTTGACTGTCATGTTGACCCCAACCTCTAAATTGGGGTTGCATCTGATCTAATGTTCTTTTAAATGATGTAGGTCTAATAATTTGATTTTCTTCCCATAGTCCATGTAAGACTCTGAAATATTCCTTGCACATTTTAAATTCCTTTTTCTTTATATTACAGTCTTCCTTGAAAGTTCCTGTTAAAAAATAAAGAGTGAAATCTGGACAATGACTTAACTGTTGCAATGTTGTATTTAAAAAACACGTATTGCCCATGTTAGCCACGCCACTATTACCTTGACCAGATAACTGATCAATTGTTAAATTTTCTGTAATTTCGATTTTAGCCATTTTAATTATAATATATATCTTTAATACAAACCATTATTTAAATCATTTTTTATTAATGATAGTTGTGACAATAGGATAAAAATATATGACTTTATTGGTATTATCCTTATATTTTTAAATATTGTTGCTGGGTAAAATCTATGCCATATTATAATATAAGTACATTATTCATTGTTTATTTAATAATAAATTAATATTTATATATAAACATTATATTGTTATATTATAATAATATGGGCAATTTTATATCTACTCCACCCAAACCCCCGCCACAAGAAACTCCCTTTATAAATATATTATTTTATTTATGGATATTCTATATTGTGATTATTATAGTTAAAAATTACGAGGCTAAGAATAAAAATAATAACAATGAATTTAATTTATCTCTTAATGATGTAATTGGATTAGAAAGTGTGAAAGAAGAAATCGAATACTATATGGATTTTATAAATAATAAGGAAAAATATGAAGAATGGGATGTTACTTTACCAAAGGGTATTCTACTTGCTGGGCCACCAGGGACAGGAAAAACATTATTAGTAAAAACAATGGCTAAAAATTTAGATATACCAATAGAAAGTATGTCTGGTTCAGAATTTGTTGAAATGTATGTTGGTGTTGGTGCTTCGCGTGTACGAAAATTATTTAAACGTGCAAAAAAATATGATAAATGTATTATATTTATTGATGAAATTGATGCTATTGGTGGAAAAAGAGGACTTAATAATAATTCAGAGCGTGATAATACATTAAATCAATTATTAGTAG